GGCAAATTCAAAGAAGTTCTCACGACTTTGAAGGGATTTCTCGATACCGATCGTAATTCCGAATGCGGAACACGTCTGCTGAGATAACTCAGCAGTCTCACCGCAGACGGCAACGTCGACATCGTCACCCAGAACAAGATAATTTTCGAACCATTGCTGGTTCTTCGCTGCAGAGCGAAGAGCCAGATCGATCTTCGGAACCTTCGTCGTTCCTTCGAATGACGATCGTTCCTCAGCGTCGACTCTGCTCAAACGGGCTTTACGCCAATTTGAGAATTGAATCAGACAATGATGGACCATTGCTAAACTGGCCCAAGAGCTAAGAGCGCCCATGGGTTGCCCAGTTTCGTACCGGATGGTACGATACTGGATACAACCGTTGTAGCCCTCCTCACCCTTTCGTGGTGACGGTATTGCGAATTCTCGGTCTGCGATTAGCTTTGACCACAGTAGAGCCCTTTCGAGGCCTTTCTCGTATGTCTCCCCCTTCTGTTGAAGTAAAGGAGCTAAGCATTCTACATAGAGGCTTAGGGGTATGGTATCAGTTGCCGCCTTAAGGTCGAAAGACCAATGAGGTTTTAACTCTCTCTTCCAATACGCGTCTACAGTTCCCTGCTGATCGAACGTTGCGTCCTGAGGATGCAATGTTTTGAGCAACCGGAACAAGTAGTCGTGTACGGATTTGAGAGCCAACTGTGTCCAATAGTCACATATGGCTACTGTCCGGAGTTTACCTCCGGGGGCGGCAAAGTTAAAGAGGCGACCAGTTATTGGAGAGCCTATATCGGCTACTTCCCTAGCTGGTTTGCTAGCGTCAAAGCAGTGTCCGATTAGCCCCCCAGCAGCACGAGCCGCGTTTAAGCAAAGCTTATAACGTTGCTTGTGAACTCCTTCTGGCGTGATCCACACCCGATCTACAATTTCTTGTAGGTAGGACTCGAGCGTACCGTCATTCTTATAACGGTGCGCAGCGAAATGAGGTTCATCCACCATCTTGGTAAACCAAGACGAAGTGATGGAGTCATTATGGAAATCAAACCATTTGAGGGGGTAGTTGTTTTCACGAAGGCTCCATGCCTTCGCGTCTAGGATTACTCCTAGCAAGGAAACACTACCCCTGAGATTCACAGCTGCAGATCGAACTATAAGTCCTCTGCTATGAGCATACTCGTAGTAGGGCCGCTTACCTTTCGGTTGAC